GTTCTCGCATTCATCCACGTTGAACGCACCAAGAGGCACTTTGCACGTACTTCCGTCCGCCGACAGAATGAACTTATATTTCCCGTCCTGTCTGACCGCCCAAACGACCGTTGTCATCTTGGATTCGAGCACAAGCTTTTCCAGCTTCCGCCCATTGGTCTTAATGCGCGTCTTGATGATGCCGTTGTCGTCAGAAATGGTTTCGGAATGTGCCAAAATGATGACCGTCAAATCGTCACGGAGCGTCAGCGCCTTGTTGATGAGTGCCCATCCATTCTGCGCAAGGTCGCTCCATGCGGAACGCTTATCGCCTGACTGCATCGCCAGAATCCGCATCTCTTCCGCAACCATCAGGCCGTTGATGGTGTCGATCACGAGATATTTGACCTTCTTGAACTTGTCCTCCTTGTTCACCTTGTCCATGATGTTGGAAGCAGTGGCGAATATATCCGTGGCGTAGTAGTTCGCTTTATCTTCGCCGTATGATTTCCGCCATCCCTTCCAATTCAGTCCCTTCTTGTCGCAGTCGATATAGAATGTTTCCGTGGGCGGAAGATTCCGCATCGCGGTCGTTTTACCGCTGCCGGATTCGCCCATCACGCCAATTACGCGGCTCATTAGACCACCTTCCTTATCTGATGCGCAAACTTTCTGTCTGCTCGAGATGCGCCAGTCCCTCCAAGTCCTCACCATTTTTGAGCGCTTCCTTGATAGCACGCTTATCGATGGCGGGGTCTTGCGGAATGAGAAAGCGTTCGGGAATGTTCTCGATGTATCCCTCATCCATGACGACAGCGGCGGGATTTTTCTGAATCCCAAAGCTGAACAGCGCCGTCTTGAACTTGGTCTTGCCGGTCGCTTCCATTGCGTACTGGAGCGCCTGTTTCATGCGTTTGATATTGTTCTCAATGATCTGCTTCTTGTTGCGGAGTCGTTTGGCTTCCGCGTCACACGCCGCCGCGTCACCCTCCAACGTGCGGATGACCTTCGCATAGCCGTCGGCCTTGTCCTCGATTGCGCCCTCGATACCAGCGAGAGTATCCGCAAATGCTTCGGGGTCGATGTCGGGGTCTTCTGCCATTGTGAGCAGGTTCATATAGTCATCACTGAGTTCGTATAAGGTCATGCTTCCACCTCCTCACTCACGGGCAAATCATCGTCAAGCGTCCCTTCTTCTGCTTCCGGCAGAGAGATGTCTGCCTCTTCGAGCAGGTCGAAGCGCGTAAAGGACAGCTTCGTGAGTGTGTTCGCCAATGTGGTCATGAATTCGTCCGCCGCTTCCAGCGTGGTAAACCTGACGCCTCTGCACATTACGGCAAGTTTGCCGACGTTGCGGAACTGCTCCGCGCCATTCCGCAGAATGTTGTTTTTGCGCTCAATCATGTCTTTCATAGTTGTTCCTTTCCGTGCTATAATCACCTTGTTCTAAATTGCTACCCCGTACGGTTCGATCTTCGCTGTGCGGGGTTCTTTTTATCCCCACAAACGTCTTACTTCGAGTCCGTATCCGTACAGAATCCCGCCGAATACCACCGTCAGCAGTCCGCCGACGATACCAACCATTACTGCTTCGAGCATTGCCGTCCTCCCTTCTTCGGAAAGTTATAACTCTTCACCTGCCGTACATCTTCCGGCAGTATCACCCTCATCGGCTTGGTCGGTTTGGGTGCTGTCGGAATCTGTTTTCTTCTTAGTCTTGCTGTCATCCGTCCAGTCCTTGCAGGGATACGCCCTGTCATAGTCGAGCCGACATTGATATAGGTGTCGGCAGTTAAAACAACTCTTCATTTCGTCCTGCTCAACCTCACAAGCTGCTCATCGCTGAACCGCAGACGGTTGTGAATCGCTCTCAGGTCTCCAAGCCGCATTATGTCGGGATCAGCAATGTATCGCTTTAAGGTCCGCAACGCGATGCCCGTAGCCTGCGACAAGCTCTCGAACGTGAATCCCATCTCAGACATTCGGATGCGGATGATTTCGCTTTTGTTCACGTTGCCCCTCCGTTAAATTGCGTCGGATTCCAAATCCTCAATTATCTCTTCTTTCGTCTTGGTCTCGATCGGTGTGAGAGTGCCGTTTTCGTCAGGCACAAACTGCATCTGACCGTCGAGGCTTTTCAGCTCTTTGATGCGATTTCGGACTGCTATCTTTTTCTCAATCGTGTTGTCTTTGCTTTTGAGAATGAGATTCAAATATCCGAGATTGTCGCATTCGGCAATGTTGACAAAGTATCCGGTCTGCACAGAGAAATAGCTGTGGCTGTACAGCCTGTTCTGAATCACCTGACGCATGCCGATTTCGAGCAGTTCCGCCCTCTCTGGCATCTCGTCAGTGAGGTCTATCTCGGCAGAGCACATTCTGAGGATTGTATCTGTTTTCAGAAGATGTCTGCCTGCTCGCTTCATCCTGTCTTCCAGAAGAAGAATGATTGTGTCGGTGATTTCGCTTTTAAATGTTTTTGCCAAATTATCCTCCTATTTGATTCTTGATTTCTGTCAGTGTCGCGATTGCCATGTCCAACTGTCCCTGCAGTCCGAGCAGTTCATCTTTGTCTATCGTCTTTGCGCTGACGATGGAATAATCGAAGCCGCCCGCACTGATGAACAGAATTTTTTTAATCGCGTCAAAAATCTCATGGCTTTTGTTTCTGGCAATCTCGATCGAGTCCTTTTTGTCCTGTGCCACTTCGGCGATTCCGACAACCTTTGAACTCTTAAAATCCTCGTGCCGCGATTCTGTCTTCTCCAGATGCGCTCTTGCGCTCAGGTCAATCTGTTTACGCTCTCGCTCTTTGATTTCGTTGAAAGCGGCGTTGATGGATTTCTTACCGTCTCGGATTTGTTGTTTTGCTTCAGGCGTTGCCTTGCGTTCGATCGTCTCCACCTTGCGGATGGTGTCTTTCCCAACCCCGGCAATCTTTCCGAGTGCGTCATCTGTGCGACCGCCTTCGTCTGATTTCAGACCAAGGTTCTGTCGTTCTTTCGCCTTCTCCGCAATTATCGGTTTTAACTTCAGCGCAAGGATGCTTCTGTCGTATGCGGACAGGTTCCTTCTGCCGAACTGGTTAAGGATTATCCATCGTTTCGCCGCATCCCTGTCAGCAAACTCCATCTTCTTAACATCGAACATGATGCCCGCATGCTTTGCGGAAATGCGGAAGCGGTTGTGTCCGTCAATCAGAATGTCGTTGCCGTCGTCCTGTTTCCAGACAATCAATGCATCGCGGATTCCCTCCTTCACGCAGTTCTCTTCGAGTTGCGCGAACTCTTCTGGAGTAAGCGGCGGAATCAGCGACTCGAATTCTTTGTCGATGATGATGCTCATTTGTCCTCCAAAAAGTACTCAATCGGCACGCCGAAATACTTGGCGATTTTCGCAAGATTCTCGACGCCAAGCTTTGCGCCCTTCTCCTGTCTTGATTTCCACATGGACATGGTTGACTCGGAGATTCCAGTCTCTTTACAGACCGTTGCTGTCGTCACGCCATGCTCCGCGAGCAGAGCGAGATATTTTTCGTACATATATGCCTCCTTTCGTTAAATTTATGTGGCGGAGACTTCACAATTGTGTTACAATTCAATTGCGAGTTAAATTGTGTGAAGTTTCAAAAAGTGAAGTCCCGCCGATTCACTTTTATTTTGTGAACCTATCGTTATTATATATGTTCACAATTTGGAAGTCAACGAAGTTTCTTCACTTTTTGGAATTTTGCGTATTTCAGAAAAGAGGCTGATATGTACGAAATTTTCAGAAAATTATTAGCAAGTAAAGGTTTATCTGTCGCCGATGTGTCAAAAGCGACTGGCATAAGTCAGTCAACGCTGTCGAATTGGAAGAAACGAAACAATATGATTTCAATGGGGAACGCAGAAAAGATTGCAGATTTTCTCGGAGTAAGTGTTGATTATTTGATGGGTCGCGAACGTCCAGAAGCGCCAGACGGATATTATCTTGACGCTGAGACTGCTGACATCGCACAGGCAATTAACGACAATCCCGACCTCCGTGCATTATTTGATAATGTTCGCAGAATCGGCAACGAAGATTTGAAAATCATGAATAATATGGCGAAGAGATTGCGGGAGACGAATATAGATGGCTGACGACATTTTTACTTACATTATTGACATGCCCTGCACAGTCCGTGAAATGATCATGCCGTGCCAGTGTGGATATTGCATTTACCTCAATGCGCGTTTGAACGACACGGAGAGACGGAAAGCGTACCGTCATGCCCTCGACCACATCCGACGCGGTGACTGGGACATCGACAATACAAAATCTGTTCAGCAGATAGAATGGGAGGCACACTATGGCCCACGCAACTAAACGCGGCAAGCACTGGCGCTGTCTTGTCTTTTCACACTACGAATACAAAGACGGCAAAAAGGTGCGCCGATATAAGTCCTTCACCGCGCCGACCCGACGCGAAGCCGAGCGTCTTGCCGCCCAATACGAATACGACCGCGACCACACACCGCAGACAATCACCGTGCACGATGCGATAGAGCAATATATCAGCGTCAAGGAGTCCGCCCTCTCACCGTCCACAGTGACGGGATACCGCTCGTACTTCCGCACGGGCAAATACGAGTTAATCGAGGATATGGACGTCTCCACAGTCAATCAGCGCACTCTGCAGCTGTGGGTCGCGTCCATGCTCGACGAAGAATATGCTCCAAAATACATCCACAACCTCTACGGCCTGCTCCGCCCTGCTCTGACAATGGCTGGTGTCGGAAGCATCCCGATCACTCTTCCGATGGTGATCATGCCGGACATCTACGTGCCTACAGACAAGGAACTGAAAACACTGCTTGCCTACCTCGACAAGAACGACCGCGAGACCAAGACCGCTGCCATGCTCGCCGCTTTCGGTTCCATGCGCCGGTCGGAAATATGCGCCCTGAAACCGTCCGACTTTGCGGATAATACGGTCACGGTACGGCGTGCCATAGTCAAGAACAGTTCGGGTCGTTGGGTCGAAAAGAAAACGAACAAGACCGTCAAATCGCACCGCACCATTGTCCTCCCGAAACAGGTCATTGACGGCATCGACCTGACGCGCGATCCGCTCATCTCCCTCGATCCCGACCAACTCTCCAAGCGGTTCCGAAAAGCAGTCAAACACGCCCGGATGCCGCAAGCGTTCTGTCTCCATGCGCTCCGCCACTACTATGTCAGTATTGCGCACGTGTTGGGAATCCCCGATGCCTACGTGATGAAAATGGGCGGATGGCAGACGGACTATGTGATGAAACGTCATTACAGGGCGACACTGTCAGACGTGGAACGAAAAGAGCAGGACAAATTATCTACGCATTTCGCGGGGTTAATCTGAAATCTTGGTTGCATTTCTGGTTGCATACGAGTGCCAATAGTGGCACTTTCGTGCCAAAATCTGCAATATCGTGCCAACGGTGGCACTTCCAAAAACCTTGTATTTTCAACGAAAAACGGGAATCCATTACAAAATAAGGGTTCCCGTCTTGTGCGGAGGACATGGGATTCGAACCCACCGAAAAGCCTTTGTTTTCAGGGGATTTCGGGCGCTTGGTTGCATTTTGGTTGCATGGCACAAAAAAAGAGGGAGCCGAAGCCCCCTCAAATATCCGAAAAACATATGCTAGCAGGGATGTTCTTCACAAAGTCTTGATCAGTGCTTTCCACGTCTTCGGGCCCGCGACCCCATCCTGCGCCAATCCATTTTTCTGCTGGAATGCCTTGACCGCTGCCAGCGTCTTGCTACCGAAATCGCCGTCGATAGTAAGACCGCCGAGCATGGCCTGCAGGCACTTGACCGCTTTTGTATTCTTGGTTCCCTTCTTCAGCTCCGGCATAAGATCCCAGTCCTCCTTTTCTCCTGCTATGAATTCAGCCATCTCGGATGCGCTCGAGTTGTACCTCGGGCAAATGTACCCACGGATGAATCTGCCATTGACAGCCATGCCGCGTACACCGACAGCGTTCTTGTAATTACCCTCGCCGATCTGCATGTACTTCCCGCTGACAGAGAGCACATAGCCTATATGATCCGCAGTTCCGGTGTTGTCGCCGCTGCCGCTGTCCTGCCAGTCATACAGGATAATGTCGCCCGGCTTCGGGACATAGGCGTCATTCTCCACCCAGATGCCCGCCGACTTGGCCAGCTCGATCATCCGAGGACAGCTGCACTCGATCGGGATGATGTCTGTGTATCCAAGGACGATCGCGATATAGCTAATGAAGGTCGCGCACCATGCATCTGTGTATGTGACCTTGTAGCTCCTCGGGAGCGGCGTCCTGGAGTTATATCGGTCGATGATCTTGTGATGGGCATTACTGCCCTCCTTGATCCCGATGTGAGCCTTGACCTCAGAGACCACGGCATCTCGGCTGTATACATTGACGGCCTTGGTCTTGCCCTTGGCCATCGCCTTCCACTGCGCCTTGGTCAGATATGCCTTGTCTAGGTCGAGATTGCCGGAATAACCCTTGATCCTGCCTTTACTGGAATACTGCCGGATCGTGTCAGACTTCCATGCGCCGAAGCCCTTGGAGTCCGTCCACGGGTAGCTCTGATAATCTGTCGGGTTGTTGGATCCATACTGTGCACACCAAAAAGGATAATCAGGTGCCACGCTGGACCAGTCGTGCGCCCTGGCTACAGATTTGCTCATGTAGATCAGCGGGCGTACGCCGGTGAGCCGATAGATCTCATCCAGGAATGCCTTGCACCACTTCACATCTGCTTTGCCGAACTGCGGGTTCTGTGCTCCTTCCCAGTCAAGTGCCAGGACACATTCGCCCAGGCGCCCACCCAGAGCCTTAACAAAGTACCGCGCCTCTTTGACCGGATCGCCACCGGCAGAATAGTGGTAAGCTCCCAGTAGCTCCCCGGCTTTCTGTGCGAGGTTGTACTGTGTCACAGCGTAAGGATTTGTGTAGCCGGTTCCCTGGGTAAACTTTACGATCACGAAGTCTGTCGTGTTCAGCTTCGCAGGCTGGATGCCACTCTGGCAGCTTGCGACATCAACGCCATTTAATGCCATGTCAGCCTCCCTTCAGTATCTTATTGACCAATCCCTGTACTGCGATTGGGTAGTATCCGGCGTCTAGCAGGTTGGTGATCCGGCTGTTGTTTTCTCCATATTTACCGGCGATCACGGCCTGCGCTACGGCTCTTGTCGGCCCTTTGAGAGTGGATTTCCCTTTATATGAACACTTATATACATATGATTTGAAATCCTTGTACCAGACGCATTTGCCGGATTTCGCAATAAAATTGATGTCTCCCACCGACTCCAGCACCGGAATCTCTGCTTGTTTGCACCTCCTTGCACCAAACTGTGTGAATTCTGTCGTGCCCACTCCTTTTGGCTCGAGATCGTTATACCAGCAGACGACTGCGCCTTGTCCCTTGTAAAACTCAGCATTTGACTGGCTGCAGTATCCGCCATGATGGTCTTGCTTGAAAGCCTTGATCCGGCCTGTCAGCCCCAGGTGCCGGATCCTGGCCTTCTGGTCGCTCACTCCGCAGCCGTCACCACTTGTCCAATACCCCAGTGCCGGGAACCATGCGCTTATGGATCCATCGTTGATAAACCCCCATGCATGTGTGTCGTCCGCTGCCACTTTCTTCGGCTGTTGCTTGTACAGTTTGAACTTGATATGTCCGAGCTTGTATGAACTTCCGGAGATCGGGTATGTGATCGGCACCTTCTTCCGCCTGGCCAGCGCGACGATCCTCTCGCCGTCGGCCATACACTCCTCTACATCTTTGGAGTGGTATCCTCCTATGCCCGGCTTTAGCCATGCGGGATTAGGACAGTAGAGCCTTTGTGGCTCGAAGTATTCATCCCGAAGAATCTGCTCGATTCCTACAAAGTGATCATCGTGCCAGTGGGTAATGATCAACCACACTTTTTTATAGCCGTTCTTCTTGAGCCACTTTATCAGCTTCGTGGAACCGTCTCCACACATTCCATCAATGACTAGCGTGTAGCGTCCATCGGTGATGACCTGTGCATCTCCGTAGCGGGTCTCTTCTTTTGGCCGGGCAAATCCCGGGATCCAGCCTCTGATCATACCTCTTCACCTTCTTCCGACACTTCCGGGATGCCTGCGAGGCTGGTCACCAGGCTGTATATCGCTGCAACCGCTGCCACGCTGGCCACGTTGATCCAGTCGATTTCATTGACGGCCATCCCAACGGTGATCATGCCGAGGACCACCTGGGCGGCTGTCTTGATCGCACGCACACCTGCTGCCTTCCACCATTCGGGGTTCGTGAGATACTTCATTCTGTCACCTCCTATTTTTCAATCAAGTAAATCTCGAGATCACTCTTCGCTTTTCGCATTGAGTCGATGTCATTGCCGTCAATGCCATGCTTCAGCAGGGCAAGGAGCGCGTGCTGTGTAACGCGGTTCCCCTCATCGATCTTATCCAGCCTCCTCTTGTCGTTGCCGAGGAGCTCGTCGTGCCTATCTACACGGTGCTCCAGCGTCTCAATGCGTTCATCCTGCCGCCGGTTCGGCGTCTTGGCCTTACGGACTGCCGTCACGATCACGCCGATCGCGGCTGACACTGCGACTATGGCACCGCAAAGCGCGAGAAATGCTTCCATTAGCTGCATTGGTGTAAATGTTATTTGAGTGTTCAATGGCCCAATTCCTCCATAAAAAAGAGGCCCGAAGGCCTCTGCTCTCAGTATCCCAGTTACGCCACGTATTGTCTGTACGAAGCCTCGACCTGATCTGCCTGAGTCTCGATATATTTTCTTGTTGTTTCAATGCTCGTATGGCCGAGCAGCTTCTGTATCTCTTGTATCGCCATCCCTTTTCTGGACAGGTCTGTTGCCAGCGTGCGCCTGAACCTATGTGGATGGATGTGGATCCCTGTCCGCTTCTCGAGTACATCTGTGATGTATCTGATGCCGCCGGGAGTGTAGTTCTTGCCGGCCCTGGTGGTGAAAAGATACTCAGAGTCGTGTTTGTTGTCGCGCAGATACGCAACTATGTGTTTCCTCGCGACAGGATTGATGAAAGTCGTCCTGTCCTTACCTCCTTTGCCGCACTTAACCTTTACAGTCAGTTCGGCAAGATCTATGTCTTCTTTCTTGAGGCTGCATAATTCCGCGACTCGCAAACCGGAAGACAGCAGCATCTCAATGACAGCACGTTCGCGGACGTCTTTGCAGGCGCCCCTGATCGTATCGATCTCCTCGCTGGAAAAGGCTTTCTTCTCTTCCTCTGGTACTTTGATCGGCTTGACCGCCGCACAGGGATTCCTGTCTATGAGCTCTTCTGCATACAGCCAGGCGAAGAACGGCGATATGTTGCAGCGCTGGTTCCGGATGTGCGTGTTCTTCTTGCCGTCAAGTTTGAACGCAGCCAACCACGCCCGGATGTCATATGCGGTGATGCTGTCATACCGCTTGTTCCCCGTGAATTCAAAAAACTTCTTCAGGGACCGGCCGTACTGATCGATGGTCCCTTTTGACCGTCCCTCGACGATTAGACACGACAGGAAAGTCTTGATCAGCTTGTTGTTGTCATCGCAGTATGGAACGATCTCTGTCCCGATCCGTTCAAGGCTATACTCCCTTAACTCATACGTGATGATGTCGATGATCGCACTGGCTGTCTCAGCATCTGCCATTGTGTGGATCCGATTGGCGACTGCCTGGATGAATTCTTGTTTTTTGGACATAAAAAATACCTCCCTTTGACAATGCGAAGGTAGGCATGATAAAATACACCATACCTTCGGGTTGAGAGTCATGTATCTGATTGTGAGTCTGTCATGGCTCTCTTTTTATTTGGTTTCGTATTCTGATTATATTATGTCCGCAGTCATTTCATCAAGTGCAAAATACTGATTTAAATAGGGCTTTAAATCAGTTCCATCGACCTCACTTCAATCTCATCCAATAGTATTCGAATCAGCTCGATCAGTTCTGGAATCGTGAGCCGAGCGATATCTTCGTCATTCATAGTCTTCGCCTGTGATCTCTTTGAACTGCTCCGGGGTGATCCTTCCCTTCGCTACAAGAGTGCGGAGCATATCGATATTCCACAGCTGCGGATAATTTTTCTTTGCCATCTCATAGATTTTATTCACCTTCCATTACCTCCTCATCCTCAAGAACTTCCGGGTAATCACAGGCGATGATGTAATCGAGCATTGCCTCTCTTTTTTCATTTCCTGCGATTGAATTTTCAATGTCTTTCAATTCTCCAATATCGGTTTTGTGTTTTGTAATAATACTATTTTTTTTCATCGTCGCGACCTTCCCACAGGCTTTCGTACCATCGGTTTAGCCTGTAAATTATGTTGTTTGATCTTTCTTCCTGACTCCACTCATGTCTTATTACTCGCGCCGCAGTCGTGCGGCGCTCGATCCTCCGATCATTCAGATAAAAACACGCTGGGGGCGCACCTATAGGCGTTGCCCGCGCCGGTCGCGTTCACGCTGCCTGACGTGGAGACAAACCACACATTGGCCGCGTTGCCGCGGTGAGCCGAACGACGGAAACAGTACTGCGCACTAGCTGGGGCATTCAGCGCATACTTAATCAGCCGCGCATAAGTCTGCGATGTTGGTGCAGGCGACGTGCGCCCAAGAAGACGTTTGTAATATTCCCAGTATTCTCCTTCTTTTCCAAGGAACTGCGGTACGCAATACATCTGCTCAAGAGACGAAAGGAAAACACGATCATATGTAACATCTTCGACATTGTTGTCGATGTCGCACGCTACAGTTACCATTTTGATCGGTTTGAAATAGCGGTATACATCTTCCGTATATCCATGCAGAAAACCGTCAATCGTATCTGCCTGTGATGGCTTAACATCCCATTTCTCTTGTTTCGTCCACCATGTCCCCTTTGCTCCAGTAGCGTTCAAAAACTGGCGTATATTCGATGTTTTCCATCTACTATGTCCCAATGCAACCCGCTGCCAGTGGTTGACGTTACCAGATCCATCAGATGTCCCCAAGAACGTGCCAGAAGTCCCCTCGGACGGTGTGACGGAGTATTCTTTTGTCAGGCTCGCACCGCTTGAGTAAATGTCAAGTGTGCCACTGGTTATGAGTCCGTTATATCCAACACTCTTTCTGATCTGATATCCAGCCGGAAGCGCATCAGTCAGCGTAAACTGGATATTCTTACCGTTGTTATTGCCCCAAGAATCGTTCGCAACGGTAAAGTAGTAAGTTCCTGCCGGGAGCTCTGTGTCCGACTCGAAGATAGCTTCGGCAGGATCGAACGGCATTCCGTAAGGAATCGTTTTATCCCATTCAAAGAAACAGCCGTGGATAGTTTCGCCATCTTCAAGTTCTTCGTCCGACTCATGGCATAAGTTCATCGCCGGGTTGTAGTGTGTTTCACCGTCCACCCACTCTGGATGGATTTCATCGCCATAGTCCATTACCTCAAGCAGTTCGCTATTCTTCGCAAGAATTGCAATTTCCTGCACATTCGTGACAAGTTCGGCACGCTTGTCAGACGCGAGCAGGTCAATGGCCGCGTTCTGGTGACTGATGAGATGATTTAAGGCGTCAATTTTTTCCGCAAAAGTCTCATTTAATACGATAGGTTTAGTTACTGCACTCATGCGCTTGCCTCCTCATAAGTAATATTTATAGCACCATCAACAACAGACAGGCCCAAGTCAGTTAATTCTCTCTTTATGCCAGCAATCTGATCGCCGGTCTCCTTTGCATCCGCTGCCTTATCTTCGATCGTAAGAGTCTTGTCAGTCTGCACTGCGGTGGAATTGTAAACACCACCATCCTGCCAAGCTGCGCCGTCGTAATAGTACCAGTGGCCGGCAGTATATCCGGTCTCAGATCCCGTGTAAACATATACCTTCGTTGTATCCGTCATTCCCGCAGCCGCAGAAGCAGTCAGCGGTGATCCATACGCTGCAGACCTTGCCGATTCAGCATACGCTTTACATTCCACAAGGATGCCGTCGAGCTGGCTGTCAGACGGGATCGCATCGCCAGCGACTACATCTGCATCGATCACAAATCTAATGCGTTCCGTCATGATGTTGTTGCCACCGTTGACAATATTCAGTTCAGCCTTCCAGCGGCCCGATACTGCGGTCATCTGGATGTCTTCATTAAAAGTAATGACGTTTCCGTCGATGTTTCCGGCCTGGCTGTAGACAACTCCGTCCGGCTTAGTTCCTGTCAGTGTGGCTATGGATCCAGACGGAATATCTGCGCCTAGAATCTTAAAATTAAGCTTTCTCCCGTTCTCATTCTGGGAGAGCACGATATCGACGATATCGTTTGTTCGAGCCGGTCGGTTTGGTAAACTGGCATTTACTTCGTCAATATATGACATTAGGCAATACCTCCTTTACAGTGCTGTTGATGCAATGTATGCGACATAGGCTGTGATAGTTATGGATGCAGCGGCTGAATGGGTATTCCTGATAAAGTAATGGAAATTGTTCCCATCAAGATAAGCACGCGACGCAAAGCACCGCGAGCCATTCGTCCCGTTGATCTGATAGCCAAGCAGGGCTATTGGAGTATATCCGCTTTTTGCCACAGAGAAACTGCTGTCGACAGTATCCGATGCGGCTATTGATACGCTTGCCTTCTCCTTCGTGTCCTTAACAAATAGCGGCTTGGTAGTGGCATCTCCACAGATCTTTCCATGAAACAGTGCATTTTTTCTTACTACAGTGTTGCCGCTCTGTCCAACGTAAAAGGCATTATCTCTTGCTGTGTCACTTGATCCGCATCCGACAAGGAAGAGAGCCGCGTCAAGATTTTCGTTGTACTGCCCGACTACTGTCTGCGCAGAGGCTGTTGTAGATGTGCGCGTACCCTGTCCTTCTGTGTGACAGGCAAACCCCCACGCTCTTGTCCCACTCCCTTCTGCGTGTGAAGCCATACCGCCCGCTAAGGTTGCGTTGCCCTCCGCGTGTGCATATGCCCCGCTTGCTGTCGTTTCCAGACCTTCCGAATGAGAATACGTGTTGCTCGCAGTGGTGTTTGACCCCTCCGCGTGTGCCCCTGCGCCGCTCGCTGTGTTCGCAGTCCCGTTAACAAAGGATCCATCACCTGCAGAGCCAGTTCTGTCTCCGAACGTGAAATATGTACTCCCGTCTTCGGGGTTACAGTACATTCGTCCTATTACAAAGTCTTGACCGTTATGCTTATGTGTCAGCGTAAAGCCATTATTTGCAACGTTCATCCTTGTGCCGGAAGACTTACCGATCTGTGCACCATTCGCCCCAAAAAGAGCGATTATATTTGACGCAGCATTTCCGACTCCATCGTAAAAAGCAACCTGCGATGCAGAAAACTGCGAAAGAATCTTGTTTCCAGCCCGCAGAAGAATGCCAAGCGAATTCATCAGTATATTGTTCACGCCTTCGGGATTGTTCTCATCACTCGACACATGGATGCCACTATCATCATCCCAGAAATGTTGTTTGGTCGCTTTGGCTATTTCATCTGCTTCGTCTACCGCTTTTTGTACATCGCTTGTGGCTTTGACATTTTTCTTAATATCTTTCACGTTCTTTTCGACAGTTTTTGTAATATTTGTAACTTTCATTTCAACTTTTTTTGCAAGCGAATCATCCGTTGGTGGAGCCGTAGCGTTGCCGACCAGAAACGCCGTCCCGCCGCTGACTCTAACCTGCACCGTGTCGCCCGCCACTGCGTTGACGGTCAGCTTGACGGGCGTCTCATCCACACCACCGGGAATGTGCACCCATGCCACGCCGTCCTCGATGCGCCTGACGGTCGCCGCCGTGTCATACGCGGACGTTTTAGCCTTGCCCGCACTCTGGATCGTTTCTAGAAATGTATTAAGTAATTCGTTTTTCATATCATGCTTACCTGTTCAGATGTTGAAGCGTTGTGTCCCAATGAGATCGATTGTGATGTTACAGTGAATTGTCCGTCAAGGCCTTGCTCGGGATAGTGAAGAGTAATCGTGTCGCCAGGAACTACATCCGGAGCATATCGCCGCGTGTATGATGCTGTCTTTTTGACTTTCTGTGATTCCTTGAGCTGCCTGATGGCGTACTCAGCTATACTTTCGTTCGCGGCGAGTTTTGCAGATGCTTCCGCCTTCCACACCTCCCTCCCACGGCTTAGTGTTGAGAGCGGACTGTCCGGGGAATCATCGCGCGCGATCCCCGTCATGTCTCCACTTACCGCTATATACACATTCGGACATGCATACCAATCCTCTGTCACGGATATCGAGTTCTCGATCATGTCATTAGACACAGGATCAAAGACAACACTCGCCCCGTAAGGCTGCGAACAGATGTGTATTGTTCCATCACCACTAATGCGAATTCGCCAGTTGATAGCACTGAGGATTTTTTCCGCCATGCTGAGATTAGTCTCACCATCTTCCGCTATGATGGGTGTCTCCAGAGCCGGAGCTCCGTCATCAACTATGACCGGAGCAGGTGTGACTCCGAGCAGCTGCCTGATCGTCTCACCGCCGCTGATGCCGGCAGGCGCATACCATCCTCTCTGCATGATGATGTCGTCTGCCGGTTTGAGCACACTGTAGCATGCGACCGGCGTATTTACGCGTTTTCCATCTATGTCGCTTTTAGGGGATGACGCCAATCCGGTAAAAAGAGCTGTGTGCCCATCATTACCATTTTGAGTACAGTCCATATAGATGCGGACCCATTTCTCGATGCCGCCTTCGTAATTAACACAGTCTATATCCGCTGATTCTCTCAGCCCTGTCCGCTCGCGTTTTACAGAGCCACCCTTTAACTGGATGACTCTGATGTCTCTCCATGTTGCCGGGTCGACCTGTGTCATGTAGTATGTCGCTCTATAGCCTTTGCTCCACTCCATGTCACGCCTCTCCCCGAAGATTTTCCCACTCCTCCAGTGTCATGCCGTCGTATCCTTCCGGATCAACTCTCGTGATGGCCAGTGAAAAGCTAACTACTTCATGAGCTGTATCCTGGCTATACGATTCGCTGACTTGTACATCTGCAGAGTAACTGCTGCCATCTTTTGTTCGTACGTGGCAGATGCCCGGATATACAGCCAGCCGTCTCATAGCTTCGATCGTTTCAGGATCATCTGTATAGACGACTGCGCCGGACAAGCTCCCCGTGCGTGATACAGCTGTATTCCAGTCGCCCTGCACCGAGCCTCCTAAATAAGCAGTCTCCTTGAAATCTTTTTTCCACTGGTTTGACAGATCGATATTGTATTCCAGTGCCACTTTGCCGGAACCGAAATCAATGACGTTTGCATCGCAGTTAATCATGTCGCCATAATCCCCTGCCATTGTGTCAACCCATGCAAATTCATTGCCTTCGGTGATATAGTCTCCGCTCGCTGTCTTGAATACAAATCGGTGTCCACCGAGCACTCCGATCGCAGGATATGGATCCACATACGTTTGCCCAAAGACAGCATTTGGATAGATGAGCTCTGGTTTATCCACAGACAATCTGTAAATATCACATACATCTGTCTCCAACGCACCAGCAGGAGCGATAGGTTTCAGGTATGTAACCAGCTGACTATCATCCGGTATTATTTTTGCATCGGGTTTAATTGCCTGATGTATCCAATGGACCTCAAACTCAACGGAATCTGTCGCCGACTGCCCGAAGCCGTCCTGAACCACTGCGACAATACGATAGGACGCGCCATCATCAAGACATCCAAGCAGATCCTTGATATCGATACTTATCTGATCCTCGCCTGTGTATGTGCACAAGGCGATTGTCTCGCCTTCAAAACCATTGAAGTCTGTCTCATCAGGCCTACTGACGTGGTAGCTTTCAGCACGTTCCACCGCTACTATAGTCGTTCCATTATCCCCAGCACCTTCCACGGTGATCATTAATGGCATCTGCGTGAGAACATTGACCGTTCTGCTGGCTCCGTCATCAATAATGGTCTGTCTGACCAGTGATGTCTCCGCAATGGATGCCGTAACGGGATCAGCGATCGTCAGGTATACGGGGTCACTCCATCCGGCAGATTCCTGGCCGGAAGCAGACACAACTCGAACGGCAAAGACATGTGTCTCACCCGCCGTCCACCCCATTTCTGCTGCATCAAGCGTTATATACTGCGCCGTTTGCGCATGTGCTATTGGTGTGTAGGTGTTGCCACTAACTTCCGCAAGCTCTGCAAAAGCCTGGGCTGTCCCATCCCCGGATACAAAGCCCCACGACGCCGTGACCTTCCCGTCGGCCGTAATCACGTTTGTCGATAATCCAAGAACGGGGATCGCCGGAGCAGACGCAAGATCAATCTCCTGGATATCCGAATAAGCGCCATATGTTGTACTATCCCCGGTGTTCGATGAGAGCCTAACCCTGACATACCATTTTTTTCCGGTCTCAAGGCCTGAGATATTCCACTCAGCCGCATGGATATTACTGATCACATATGTGCTCGGTTCGTCGGTAGAATTCCACGCATCATCATGATCCGCCCACGACAGTTCTGCATTAGTAGCCGCTGCCCATGACCAGTCAAATGTGACTTTGATGGTCCCGGGGATATCAGTCATTGCAAGGCTAACATTAGCAGGTGCCACAGGTACGTCGCCGGCTGACTTAACGATGCCCGACTGCATCTTGATCACAGACTTGCCGCCGCTATTGATCAGTACCACAGCCTGCACGCCGAACACGACCGCTTTCCCCTTGTCAGCTATAGGGCACTGCACGGTTACGCTTGTCCCCCCATGCGGGATCGTTCCCAATACGACGCCAGCGGGATTCGCGGAGGAAAAATACCAGACGCGAAGGAATGAGTCCGGCACTTGCGAACCATTAGCTGCCTCGACTAAAGCTCGCATTGTGCTCTGGCTTAAATCGACGCTGGTAATAGAAGGATCCGCAAGCGGGCCGGCCGTCACGAACGTGGCTGTACCTGGCGTTTCATTGGCATCTGAATCGTGCTTGGTGTTGACTCGGACAAAAAGGCACTCATCAGTGCCTACTTGCCTGTCAATAGAGAATGTCAGTGCATTCACACCGCTGCCATATACAGTACCGGCATCCTGCCAGCTTGGATTATCGGGGCACTGCATTCCGCTCTCCGGTTGAGCAAAAGCATATTGCACTTTAGTCGTATCGATTGGGTGTGCAAGATTTGTATTTGCATCCCAGTCTACGCGGCACGTATATCCGCCTGATCTGTTTACCGTAACAGATGCACTTTTTACCACGGCCATATAAGGCCGGGCATATACATGCTTTGTATAAACCCATGCAGAATCACCTGCCGGTCCTCTGGCTCTTGCGCGGAACCACCTTGTGATCGATCCTGATGCAATAAGTGATGAAGGTTCCTCTATGCGTTTACTGCCGTTTCCCGACGATGTACCGGTTTGCCATCCGGCATTTCTTGACGACCATAATGTTGCCGGAATGCTTGATCCAGTAGAATAACCAGCTTCAACCAATGCAATGCTCTGCCACTCAAGTTGTGCAAACCAATGCTTTGAATCTGCGGAATTTGTCACTGTCCAGTTGAATGTACCTGCGTTGATACCACCGCTATCCAGCGCAAAAGAGAGTGCGGGCGCAGCTGGCGGCAGAATATCCATATACTTATAAGCGTAATCCGATTGTGTCGGATCAACCGTGATCTTTTGTGTGCCCTTGGCAGTTTTGATGGTTTGTGACACGTATGCCTTGCGGTTACCACTTACGCGAAATCCAAAACGAGTCAGATAGTTCCCGCTTCGCTTCGGATGCCAATCATTGACATTGAGCGAAACAGCCTTGCTCGTGGTTTTTACTGTAGCCACTTTGGAATAGTGAGCGGCGGTATTTGTAAAATAATGAAACACTTCGCCGTCACCATAATCCTTATCGCTAATTTTCCACGAACACGTAAACGTCACCCCGTTTCGCTTTATGCTCAACCCGCTTGGAGTTTTTGTCTTCGGCGCCAGTCCGCCGATTGTCGCTGCTACACTATTAGCCATTTATGCAGTCCTCAATTTCAGCTGAAGTTCGCGGACCATCCGATCAGCAAATTCTTCAGGATTATCTGCGTTGTTGACGGTGATATAGAATGTATGACCACCGCCGCCTGCTGCTTCCTTAATGTCCCTCATCAAAGCGTCTCGACCATATAGGAACTCATCATTCTTCTCTCCTGCACCAAACAGTACCTTCGCATCGAACAGATACGGCTCACTTTCAGCTTTGCTGTACCAGTTCGTGCTGATCGATGGCACGGATCCAGTCTCAGCATTGAAGCTTCCTGACATGGTGAAGTGCGGTACTTCTATGTGCTGGTGGAACGAGAAGCTTGTGCTGGAGAACATTCTTTCTAATTCCCCAATACCTGCTTTTGCACTTCCGATCGCGCCGCTCATCTCCCTCTGCATGCTGCTCGCAAGATGCATAGCATTAAATGCTGCCGTAACTCTGGATACTGCTGATCTGGAAGATGAGCCAAACGAAGTGATCGCCTTACCTGTCGAATCTCCTGTTGCCGCAAGTCTGCGCAGCCCAATAGTGAGTGTATTAACCTTTGTTGCGCCTGTCCCGGCTTCCCCTGCCGCTTTTGTGATCTTGCCAACACCTGTAGCCACTGCAGTCAATGTGCTTGCAAGGTCGAGTACACCGGTATTATTTGTCAGATTGATCACTGCTCCGGAGAGCTTTTCGAAGCCTGTCCCGGCATTCAGCGCAGACTCTCCCATGCTGTCGATGATCCCCGCAAAAGAATCAAGCACATCTGAGATACCGCCTGATATGGAATCAACGATGGATGTGATGCCGTCTGATACCGACGTGATCACGCCGCTGGTCGTTTCTCCCACGTTGGATACCACGCTGTTGATCTCAGCGGAGTTATCTGACACTGTGGTCACAAGGCCGCCAACCGCGTCCGTCACGCGCGAAACGCCGTCGCAGATAAGATCGACACCAGCACCGATCCCAAGCATCGCTGCTCCGAATACGCCAATACCGACAGCTCCTGCTGTCAGTGCCGGTCCGACCGCTGCCGCGACCGCCATAAGTGCGCCGATGCCAATGGCCATGCCGGCCAGTGTAGCAATAGCCGGTGTTCCTGCCTCTGATACCCGGATAGCAGCATCTGCTAATACAGATATGCCCTGTGCAGCAATATAGAGTGCCGCTGCTGCCGCAATCATCTGGATCGCCTGGGCCCCAACAGCTTCGAGCGATACGCTTGCTGTCGCTACAGGAGCAGCTGCGCCGGCCGCCGCAGAACCAAGGCCCCCAAGACCTCCGGCAAGAGATCCGATGCCTCCGACGAGAGTGCTGATTCCACCAACTACCTTACCTCCGATCACGAGCAGAGGACCTGCGACAGCCGCGATTCCTGCGATCTTGATGATCGTGTCCTGCATCTCAGGAGACAGCCCCGTCCACGCATCTGCTGCCTTTTCGACGCCATCTCCCACACGTTCCATAATGTCTGCCAACGCAGGACCGGCAGAATCAACGATATCTGCTCCAATTACCTTGAGTTCGTTGAGTGTGGTCTGAAAGCGCTCCATCGGAGACAGTGTGCCTTCAAACGTATCAGATACAGAGCCACCTGCATCAATCGCCGCATTACTAAGGTTTGTAAAATCAATCGTACCGTTCTTCACGGCGCCATAAATCTGATCACCGGATTTTCCAAACAGGTCATAAGCCGCTGTCAGACCATCCATGCCGTCTGTGCCATTCAGGATAGCGTCCTGCAGCTCGCTCAGGGCCGTGTTCATGTCCTTGCCGTCTTTTGCCGCATTCTTCAGAGCCTTTCGTAAGCCCTGCATTACCGTCTCACTGTTGGCGCCGGATTTTTCCATCTGCCCCATGAACAGCACCGCCTGGTCAGCGCTCAGACCCATTTCCTCAAATGCTGTGGCGTTCTGGATCAGTCCGCTTGTCAGAGTGTCAACAGATACACCTGTACTCTGCCCCACAGCATTCAGTACATCGAGCATGTGAGTTGCTTCGCTTGCATCCATTCCGAATGCGGACAGTGCTTTTTGTACTGAGTCCACAGACTTCGATACGTCCTGGTCATTCAGCTTTGCGAATTTTATAAACTGCTCCGATAAGCTTTCCAGTTCTGACCCGGTAACTCCGAATCTCGTATTGACTTCACCGATAGCCGCCCCGGCTGTCTCAAAATCCGTCGGAATAGATGTTGCAATATTGTTAAGGATGCCATGCATCTCGTCGAGCGCTTCGCCGGAAGCTCCTGTCTTCGTGACGATGGTGTCTAGCCCCTGGTCGACTTCTTTCCATGCAGCTACAGAAGCGGCTCCTACAGCTGTCAACGGCGCAGTGATACCCTTTGTGAGAGCGCCACCTGCACTGCCCATTTTTTTACTGATAGATTCAGTCATTTTTGAGCCGGCAACATTACCCGCCGCAGTGCCCGCAGGACCAGCCGCCTGACTCATGTCATTCGTTATTTTTTCCTGTGCGCCCGCCATTACCGGCGTGACGGTTATTGTCGCCTGTGCTACTTCTGGCATTGTGTTCAGCCCTCTTTTTGTCAAACCATTTCTGCAGCTCATCCGGCGGCAGGCCGCCAGATCCTATGTGCTGTTTATCATCCGGATTCTTATCCCACGGTCTTGGATACTTCTTAAACGCCTTTGTTGGCCTTCTTTCTCCGATCGCAACCAGGTTAGCGTTGATCAGCATGAGTACATCCCAAATGTCTGCCAGGATCCTGTTGGTCTTCTGTGTAGTTCCCCAAAATTCAAGTTCCGGATAGCATTCCCGCATAATGGCGGAATCTGGTCCGATGTTCTTCAAAAAAGAATCGAGCGCATCCCATGATAGAGAGCGCCCGATATCATTCAATTCATTACCTGTCTTAGTCAACAGGTCGTATTCTATAGCCCCGCTGTGTTCCTCAACGGTTTTAGCGAGGCTTACGATTCCCCCTGTGTTTTTCCAGATGCCTTTTCAGATTCTCTGCGCCAAACATTGACAAGCTCGTTATATTCGTCAATGCTAAGGCTTTCGAAGATCTCCTCAGGGACGTTCTTCTTAAAAAAAGAGTATGTCCCTTCTACGGATTCCAGCAACCTGGCTTCTTTCCAGTTAAGACTGCCCATCAGCGGGATCGTAAATGAGTTCTCGCCGATGTTAACTCTAAGAGTCTTTGCCTCTTTGCGTTTAAGTGTAAATACTGCCATGCTCCGATACCCTCCCTTGATCTGTATTACGCCGCGTCGCCTTCGTCTACGATCATCTTGAAACCTTCATCAAGTGCTGTGATGGTCGGCACCCAGTTGATAGCCGAGTTCGGTGCGAATGTGACGTTGTCCACAGCTGTAACCTGGCCATTCTCACAGCCAATTGCGATCATGGAATCACCGTCTTTCATGAGCCACAGGAATGCTTCAGGCTCCGGCAGGTTGCCGTCAGACAGATTCACATTGATCAGTTTGCCGTGTCCGGATGTCGCCGCAGTGGTTGTCACATTGTCTTCGCCAACGACCGTCTTCAGCGCTTCCTCGATCGTGTCCATGATAGGAGCCTGGATCGTCTCGGAATGCTCGGTCATGATTACTCGCTTTATCTTATTCGCCCAGTTGCGCAGGTTATTGCTCGTTTTGTTGAGTGCGAGCGTAATACCTGCGTCGGACACATCTCCAACCTTAACCCAAGCCACGTTAAGCTGCTCAGAAGGATATGTGGGCAGTGCAGTGCCTGCGGGAGCGTGGTAAAACATACCGGTCGCAAGACCAAGTCCCAGTTTTGTATCCATAAATTAAACCTCCGTTTCGTCCTGATGTGCCGTGACGGATAACCTCGCTGAGCACATCGCCAAATCAGGCCGCACAGGATCACTGCCCCATGAGCCGGATGAATTAACTACTATATGTCTCAATGCAGTGGTCTGTCTTTTCGCCACTGCTTTCAAAATACCGATTGCCTTGTTAAGATATCCCAGCGCATCCGCCGCCACTTCTGCCCTGGAATCGATCACAACCTCAAATGTGTCGATGGTCTGTGATGTCGTGCCGCCCACCTGTGTGATCAGAAGGTTCGGCAGTTCATAATCTTCGGGAAGCGGACGGCAGTATGCGTTCTGATAATCTTCCAGCGCACGTCTGATCTCTTCCTCGATATCCGGGCTGACATTGATCTTCATCTGCTCACCGCCTTACTGAGGATCTTGTCCTCTGCTTCTTCTTTGGATGTCTCATCGTCATTTGCCACGACTCTCGCTATTGGACGCGTAACGCCATATGCTGCGTCCTGGAACCGCGGTTCGTTTGACATCTCAACATGGAAGCCGCTTCCTTTTGTAGCAAACCCGCTGGCGCGGGATGCAATCTTGTTCGCTTCTCCCTCGACCTGTCCGGACAGGCCCTGCAGACATTCCGCAAAGCCAGCCGGTATAAATTTGATCGTGATCTGTGTGCTCATCCATGCCACCTTTCAACGCTTAACTGGACATGGCTCACACGTCCTGTCGCGCCTTCCCATCGCTTTGGTTCACCAATGATCGCATAGACTTTGTCTCCGATCCTGACATGATCGCCCGCCTGTACATTGGTATTCGGCGGCATGTATACCGTAAGCCCTTCCGTGATCCCGAGCACTCTGCCGTCCTGAGACAACCCGGTTGATGCCGGTTGAACAGAACAGTTCCGCACAAGCCTCTCTTCCACGTTGTCCCAATCAGGCACAGTAGAGCCGCGGGATATCTTTGTGCCGGGGTGTATGATTGTCACCTTTTGAGAACACCATGATGGAATCATTAAAACACCCCCTGAATTCGATACGGCTGCAGGACCTCTTTGTTGTCATCAGCCAGTGCCGTCGCCCTGGACCCATTGACCCAGCTTGCGTTGTACGTCACAGACACACCGCCGGCCGTCTCGGACTGCACGCCGGAAGAAGATGCAAGCGCATGCGTTACACGATGCGCCACGAGCTCCTTTATGGCTGCTGCCATGTCTTCCGGAATGCCTGCACAGTATTCCACGAGGATCTTTGTGAATCTCGGCATAAGCGTTCGGTTAATGCCATAGACTCGAAGCAGACCGCTGTGCTCAAACACATACGTGTCGTACTCTGTGCCGCCAATAACAACCTTGCTCACGTTGATCACGAATGCCGCGGGGAGCTGGATGAGAAGACCGTCTCTTAACTCTGTCACACGATAGTCGAACAGCGTCGTATCGAATTCGCATAGCGCTTCCGGGTATACGTGCCATCCGCAATAATTGCGGACCGACATAGATGCCGCTTCAATGTTACTCTCGGCGCGGTCGTCATCCTGGTACTTGAAGGCAGTGAACACATCGAATTCGTCTGGCTTCAGGATGCTCGGGAGAGAATCGATATTCTTGATCGTATAACCCCAAGTTGTTAACAAACTCATTTTGTTGAGCCCTTTCCCGCCTTGTTCTTTGGCGTCACTGCTTTGGTTTTGGGCTGTTCTGCCTTGACCTCAACAGCACCCTTGGGCTGTGTGCCCTCTTCGTACTGGAATTCCAAGCCGTTTACGATGTACCGCTTCAGCATCGGATCACCGCCTTTCTATAAAAAGGGAGGGCCGAAGCCCTCCCTAGTCACTGCATCATATTAGGTCGTCGCCTTTGTCAGGACCTTGAAGCCTGCCGGACGCCTGATCGCAAGAGCAAGACGCTCTTCTGCGCGAATCGTCATCAGGTTCTTCTCGAAGTCGTCGACGTCGCTGTTGGTGGAATCGACTCTGATGCCACCGTTCTGGACTACAGACCCGCAGGTCTTCCATGCACCTACGACGAACTTGTCGGCTGCGATCGCAGTTGTTACACAGACCGGGATGCCCCACAGGTTCGGAACGCTCTGGGCGCCGAAAGGGCCGCCGCCGAAGTATTCGTTCGTGGTAAGCTTGAGAGTTCTCAGCTTGAACCAGTCAGCCGGGTTCAGCGCGATCGCATCAGCGGCAAAGCCGGACTGTTCCTGCACATCCATAGCTGCCTTGAGGATCTCTTCTGCTACGTCGAGATATGTAGCTGCTGCGGTGATGCTGCCGGTCTGGATGCCGGAAGTACCGAGCAGGTTGGTGACGAGGATGCTCTGCTCTTTCAGACCGAGGGCATAAATCAGTCTGCCGTTGATCGCGGAAGCCAGAAATGCGTAATCGTTGATGTATTCCTCGGACTCCTTGATGAAGGCCGTGATCTTGCTCAGAGAAACGGTCTTAAGAGTCGGATCGGCGAAATGGATCTGTGCCTTCTTCGCACCTTCTGCGGTAATTGCAGGCTCGCCCTGCATCGCGCCTTCCACAAGGTAGACCAGCGTGGCGCCGGAAATGGTCTCTGATCCGAACAGGTCGCGGATCACCAGCGGGACGCGGGGGGCGGTGACGACGTTCCTGTCATAAGTCGTTGCATACGCACTCACGCCGGCCGTGGTCGGGGTCATTTGGACATCGTCAGCGGCTTTCTCGAATGCCGGAGCGATGATGTTGAAAGACTCGCGTGCGGTGATCTTGCCCTTTTTCTTCACTGCATTGACGAAATTCTCGCCGAGGCTCTTCGCCTGCACGTTACCCTCAGGATCTTTCTTCTCTTCAGGGGCACCGATCGCACCGATCAGCGCATCAGCTGCTTCTGCTGCCTTGATCTTAGTCTGGAGATCTTTGACCTCATCGACAGCAGCCTGAAGATCTTCTGCGGACTTCTCGCCTCTCTCCACTTCTGCTTTGAGACTCGTCATTCTTTTGATAGCTTCTTTAAGCATTTCCTTGAGATTCATTTTTGAATCCTCCTTATTGAGTTGTAATCAGCTCCATTTAGGAGTTGATAATGTTGTCAACTTCTTTCAGAAGCACCGCCAGTTTCTTCTGCTCCTCGTCGTTGGCAGGGTCCTGCTCCTCCGACTTGGCGTCCGAATCTCTCGGCTCTTCATCTGTATCCTCAAGCTCGCCCAAGACTCCCTGGAGGAGCGTGATGGCTTCTCTGATGGCGTTGGCGTCCTTTGCACTGTTCCGTCTGCCAGCCTTGATGTCCGTCATCTCAGCCCGCGGATTTGCAGGTACCGGAACGATCGAGACTTCGAACAGCTCGAGCTTCTTGAGCTCGTACGCCTTGACGCCGTTCTCCAGTTCGACGGGTCCCGCTTCAAGGACGTCGTAAGCGAACGAGAACTGATAGACCACGCCGCTCTTGACGATCTCTCGCTTCTCCTGTGCGAGCTGGGTATTAAAAAAGCTCGCTTTCATAAGCGGGCCTTTGTCGGTGTCTTCTATGTCATCGGGATCTACGGAACCGATGATCTGATTGAGGTCATGGTTCCAGCAGAGAGGGAACAGGTGGCCGCTCTCCTTGCGCTTCCGGATCGTCTCCGTGAATGCTCCTTTCGCGATCACGTCGCCGTAGCTATCCGGGATCCTGTCGTACGTCGAAAAATATCCGCTGATCGTCCCGGCGTCATCGGCCGATTTGATCAGCGCGAATTCTTTGTATTTATGCATATCCTCCTCCTTATCCGACCGTAATAATGACCTCGGTCGAGCAGTTGCATCCGCAGGTCGTGTCCGGGTCGCCGTTTTCATCTCCCGGCCAGAAGCATCCATTGCTGAAGGCACTGTCGATCGGCACGGTCTGACCATCCATCATGGCATGCTCCGGTCGCGGATTCGTTCCGGTGATCCAGCGCTTCTCGACGGTCTTGTGGTAGCCCTGCTGTTCTGCCTGCGCCGGCGCTTCCCTTGTTGCCGCCCATCCGGCGACGCCGATCGCGAGCGAGCGCCCGAAGACCTCAGCGTCTTTGCTCTCACGGACTTCGAAGACATGCGCGGGAGTGTTCTCCTCGTCCTCGTCGTCATCTATGGCCGCCTGCAGTCTCTTATAGGTCGAATCGTTGATCGCCTTGGCCCTGCCTTCTGCGAGGGCCCGCAGGTATTTGCGGGTCTGATCGGTTCGGTACTCTGCCCCGATAGCCTTTGCGACTTCTTCGCCGTGCGCGTCGGCCACGGAGTCGATCACCGGCTCGATGTCATCTGCGAGCTCAGTGTTCCATCGCTCCTCGTTCCACCACTTTGCGCTCTTCGCCCCGATCTTGGGCAGGACCGCTGCCGCCTGCCGCTTCCAGAAGGCGCGGAGCACCTCGGCCATCTTCTCATCTTCCTCCTTGGAGGATCTCGCCTTGATATGGAGCTTTTCGGCGTCTGCCTTCTTCCGCATCTTTTGCGGCTCAGCCGGTTCCGTAGTCATCGGCTTCTGTTCTTCCATGTGTGTGTCCTGCGGCGAAGACTGGCCGCCCTCGACCACATTGAGCGGTACAATGAGCTCATCGCCTCCCTCGACCGGCGGCAGGTTGTTATCTGCCCTGGCCTCGTTCCTGGTCATCCATGGACCGCCGACAGCTGCCTGCAGGATCGATGCACGTTCCTCGAATGATCCTTTGAGTTTCTCAGTGAGGTCGAATTCTACATATGTCTCATCCGGATTCGCTCCGATCATCGGAAGCAGGAACGAATTGAACCTCTGCTGCAGCATCTGCAGGACGGGCCCAAGGCACTCAGCATAAAGCGCTCTTGCATTATCCTTGCTGGATGCATATGTCTGCGTGTCAGAGTGCCAAATAAGCGACGGGTTGACACCGTAAGCGGCCGCGCATGCTTCCCTCGATAATTTGACCGACTCCATCCACTGACTTTCCTTAAATGACGTCTGGAACGGCTTGATCTCCATGCCATCCTCGAGAAGCGGAATGCTCCCTGCTTTCGATCCACCCGACCCCCAAGATTCTCGGAATGCCTCGATAAATTTCTTTCGGTTTTCATCCGACCACGGCTGGACGTCTTTCGGTCTAATGATCTGCGCGTTGAGCCTTCCGGAAGAATGCCACAGCTGTTTTCTGAAGTTTCCTGCCTCGATCTGCTCCTGCAGAGTCTGCCGCAAGGCGCTGATCGGCGACACATACCCGCCCGGATTGCCCGGCGAATATGTTTTGAACTGCACAAAATCAGTATTCGGAATCTCTACCGGCTGACTGCCATTCTTCGCCACGACCGTGATTGAATCGGCGTAATAAGCGTTTTTACCTTCCGTACTGATCACCCACTCACTGGGAATAGGCCACATCTGCCAACCAGATAGACTATCCGCGTCAGGAAGCACCAGCACATAGATCGTCCCGTATACAAAGTATTCCGTCATCAATGCGCGGGTAAACTCATATCCTGTCATAGCGCTGTTCGGACGCCATATAAGCCGCGCTGCCGCACTCGTTCGGTCGCGCTCTCGATCTGTCTCATCGTTCCGCCGGTACACATTGAGCGGAAGCTGTGCGATACTGTTCGCTAAAAAATCAACAACTGCTTTGAGGTTGTCCTGCGACTGATACAGCCTTTGAGCCGTGTAATTCAGCACCTGCGTCGGTGCGTCGCTCCCGAGGCCGTAAATGTAAACTTGCGGGCGGAACATCATCCGCCATCGTTCTAGTATTCCAGGCATCTTTCCGCCTCCATATTCCTAGATAAACATCACGCTCGCGCCCTGCGCATAAGCGGATTCATATATCTTCGATTCTTTTTCCATCTGAGTTGCTGCGGCGAATGCTACAAAACACGCAAACAGAGGCGCTATATCATCAGGGCTCTTTGCGCGGTCCGGCAGTTCGATGCCACCGCCAATATTCCTTAACTGCATGGTCTTTGCTGGTAGATCTAATATAGGCTGCTGCAGATGGTAGATGCGGATCCCGCCCATGCTGGTATCACCATTTGCTACTATGCCGTCCCAGAAGCGTCCCCATCCGGACGTTAGCTCGCTTCCTTCGATTGCCATACGATTAATACCATGTATGGCGCACATCTGCTCACCAAGTCCGGACACCGGGGCTCCACGCGACTGAAAAGCGAGGTTCATCGTCCTTTTCACTACTCTTGCGCGGAACCAGTCTTCCACCCATGCCGTGCCGACTCTTCGCGCCACCACTTCTATGTGATAGTTGCCATCTGTGCGCATCCCACACACTGCGATGGTCGCCCATCGTCTGTCTGATGATAGATCTAATCCATAGTACAGATCCGATTCCGGCGCTATCTCTGACTGCATATCAAGTCCCGCTGCCCATGCGCCATCCGGGAACGGCGCCGGCAGGATCGTCTCGACCTGCTGACACATGCACTCTGATCGGAATTTGTTTTCCGGGAACGTCTGACGGTTGGACATCAGCGCTCTTTCTGTCAGGAATCCGTATCCCATTGCCGGATTTGCCTGTGCAAGTGCCTCGATATCATCGGTAGCGGCTCCATCCTCTGCAGACCATTCGAACAGCCCGAGCGTAGATGAGTCTACGCTCCCGCCAAATTCTGACGCCGCTGTTCCGTCAATGCTCGCTATTGCCTGTGAGCGTAATTGTCGAAGGACCACACTATCAGGATCGCCCGCGTTGGAGAAACAAATTATTAACCCGTTGGGTTTTGCGTTAGTGCTGGCGGCGGCGGCAGATAGCACCTCGAAGTCTCTTTGCTCACGAACTTCATCGAGAAGCACCAAATCATTGGAGTCACCTCGACCCGCTCTTCGTGTCGGTGCGCCGACCTTATATGATGCTCCGTTTTTCAAAATTAACCTCTTATTGCCATTGGTTCGCGCCACACGTTCAATCCGCTTAACAAGTTCTGGATTTTTCTCCTGTGCAGCAATTACCGCCTCCCACACTTCTTCGGCTTTGTCGAGCGAAAGACTTGTGCCAAA